CTACACACACGTGTATGTGGTAGCCACGGCGCCCGACACTGGAAACGACATAATACTGGACGCGGTACATACCGCCTACGACGAGGAAGTACCATACTACAAGAAAAAGGACATACGCCCACAACAGCAAAACCACCAGATCGGAAACACAACACCAGCCACGCCGGCACGATTCCCGTTTTTAAAAATCGGAATATTGGTTTGCCTGGGCTACCTGATAGCACGACAATGACCCGTATCAGCACCATACACGGCTTACCGCCCTACGACGAATGGGCCGACCGCAGCGCCAACGTGGCCGCCAAGGACTATTTTCCGTATCTGTCCATGACGCGGGGCCAGTTGGAGTTATCCCTGCTGCGCCAGCGGGCACAGATGTACGCCGGGTTCTATCCCGAGTACGCCACCTACACCAAAGCCGTGGCCATGCTCGACCGCGCCCTGAAAGACGGCGATACCGGCGTGAACTACATAGGCGCAGTGCCCGACGAATTGCAAGGACTGGCCGCCACCATCACCCGCGCCGCCGCGCAGCGCCAACCGGCCAGCCGCGCCGGTATGCTCACCGCCCCACGGATGGGCGAAATCATACCCGTGCAGCAGCGATACGAAACCTGCATACAGCGAAGCCTGTCCGAAAAAGGGCTGCTTACTACACAGCCTCACCCATCCGACACATTAAAAACATCGGTATGGAACACCCAAAAGGGCGCCCGGGAAAGCATCATAGCCAAATGCCGAAAACTGTTCGAAGTTGAAAAAATACTGAACAGCGGCATTGAGAAAAGTGGCCACCACATGCTCTACAAGACCGTGCCCAACGGCTACGCAGTGCCCGGCGACGTGCGTACCAAACGAATCCTGCACCGCACCGGCGTGGAAGGCATGGCCGTAGTGGGCGAGATAGACGCCGCCCTTATGTATATGTGGGTGGAAAACGGCATTATGCTGAAAAACACCGAGGCCCAAATAGGCCCGATGAACAGCACCTACTCCAGCCTGTACCTATCCCCCGACCCACAGAAATCCCTCGACTTATTCAAAAAATGGATGAACGGCCAACCCATTTCTGCACAGGAGAAATGGAACGCCGGAAAGGTTGCCGGTATCGGCGTCATTGACCCCATTACGGCCAAAATCATTTTGGCTATTGCAGGCGCATTGGTCGCCGCATTCGGGTTTTTGAAATCACTACGCGAGCAAAAAGACTACGCAATGGTGCAGGCCCAAGGCTTCGCCACCGATGCGTACAGCGCCAGCGAAGGGGATTGGCTTGGACAGTCATCCACGGGAGGTTTGGACAACGGTATGTTACTGGCTATCGCAGCCGGTGGCCTGTTACTGGCAACACAAGACAAATAACAAACGCCGGTAGCGTCCGGTACACTCTAACACACAACAAACAAACACTATGGCAATCGCAAAAAGAACTGCAAAACGCCGCAAAACCACGGGCGCACCGAAGCGTAAGCGGAAAGCGCGGGTCGGTGTGGCCGCAGCACCCAAAACCACGGTAGTGCTGTCCGGCTCCAAATTTACAAAATCGGCTTGCGGGCTGAACAAAACGACCGCCTCAAAGCGGGCGGACAACATCCGTAAAGCAGGCAAAAAAGCCCGTGTAATCAAAGCAGGCAGTACCTACTGCGTGTACACCGGGAGCAAATCCAAAGCGCTTACGCGCCGCCGCGCCTGATTCAAAAAAGTCATTCACAATCAAAAACTACATAGCCATGTGTGGCTGTAACAAAAGCATCAACGGTATGAGCAAAAAAGGCATTAAAGGCTTTGGCAGTATCGGCAAAAACCTGGGCGAACTCGTGCCCGTTTTGGTCGGCTACGCCGTCGGGCAGATAGCCCAAAAACAACTTACTTTTCTTTCGGCAAACCCCACCACGGGCAACCTGGTAAAACTGGCTGCCGGCCTGTTCATGGCCGGAAACAGCGGCTTTGTCGGTGGCATGGCCAAGGGCGTGGCCCTCAACGGCGCCGCCGGGTTTGTCATGCCGATTCTGGAACAGTCAGGCCTCGGCCTGCTGCCGCCCGGTGTACCGGCTCGGTACATTGCCGGCATCCCGGAACCGGACCAAATCCAAACCGGCGAAACCCTGGGCTACTAAGTAGCCGAAAAACCAACTTTCACAATTTCAACATTCACGCAAAATCATTCAACACGATATGAAGCAAATTTTGCCTTCAGATGCCGGACGCTCCAACTACCTGCGCGTAGCGCAGTCGGTGGCCGCCCAATTGGGCATAGACATCAACCTGTTCATCCAAAACTACAAGTTTTACGACGATGAACTGAAATTGTACAAATCGCTGTCACCCAGCCAAAGCCAGTACAATTTCAACCCCGTGCGCGGCCTCGACAGCGACGTGCCCACATCCAACCTCATGGACAAAAGCGACCTGTTTGCCGTCACCGGCGTGGGCCTCATTTTCACCCGCGCCACGTATGCCAGCGCCAGCCAGTCGTTGAGCCAATACGGCAACTACGAGGAATACACATTCCCGTATGCCGCCGTGTTTTCCGGCTCCAACGAGGCCACCGGCCTGCAAAACATTGTGCGCGGTGTGGTGCAGTTGGCGGTCAACTCTGACCAACAATGGAGCATCCCAGCCGACCGCATGGTGTACAAAAATCAGTACATCAATGCGCAAGCGCAAACGATCACCTACGGCGCCGACACGGAAGCGGAGGGCATTTTGCCCCTCAACGCCATTGTCATCATGGACGGCGAAAACCAGAACACGCTGACGGTGAACCTTGCCCCAGGCGGCACGCTCACCAACATTGACGGCAACACCAACGCCACTACCCGCAACATTTTGGGCGTGAAACTTATCGGTTTCCGCGTGCGCAACGTGGCAAACGGTGGTTTCAATGCGGCAAACTGCCGGGTGTAACCCAAGAAGGGACGATTTTTTCAATATATCGGGCGGCGGCTCTCACGCCGCTGCCCGTATTTTTTTCCATCGAACAAACACACACGCATACCATGTGTAAATGTGCAGCACACCGTTGCTATGAGTTGCAAGAGATTGTAACCAGCAGCGCCCAAGTAGCATTGCCGGACGATACCCGGATACGCCGAAACCTGGTAACATCTATCCAGGTGCAGCCCAGCGACCCGGCAGGCTCGTTGACGTTCCTTAGCCCGCAGGGCCGAACGCTTGCATCCTGGTCGGTGCTCAATTCATCGTACCTGAATGTGGTAAACCAAAACGGCACCAAGTTGGCCCCTATCCCGCTTTCGGCGCTGATCCGCACCACGTCCGACCAGGAACCGCTCGCGGTGTCGTGGCAACAGATTGACCCGACACAATCATTCATCCAAATCAACACCACGGCAGCCGGCTACAATGCCGCCCATGCCATCATGCTAATGTGGGGCCTTGCTTGTGATGAATGTGGCGTCACGCCAAACAACCTGTAAAAAACCTGAAACCGTCCATGATTACAAGTTTTGAAAATCTGCGCAATTGGTTTGTACAAGCCCAGCGTACCGACGAACCGGTACACTGGAACCTGTACAGCCATATACCAGGGGAAGCCGAAAAGCGGGTAGCGTTCAACGTGGCGGTAGACGATACAAACGCCTCTTTCGAAATGCTTATGAGCAATATACGAATGATGAACAACCCAGACGGCAAGCAATTCAAAGTGATGCTTTACCCCAAGAACAAGGCAAACAACCCCTTGGCGCATTCGATAGTGCAGATTTTCGAAAAAACAAACGGATCTTCTGGAACCGCCCTACCTGCACCTGGCATTGCCGGGCTGCCGGTAGGAATGGGCAGTATTCAGGAGTATGTACAGAAAGAGGTGCAACTGGAGCGGATGAAATGGGAAATTGACGAATTGAAAAGCGCACTGGCCCAGCCGAACACCGGTTGGGAGCGTGCAGTAGAAACCATCGGCGCTATACCTGGTATAGAGAAAGCCATACAGGCATTGGTGGTTGGATTGGTGACGAAATTCAACCCCGCAGCCACGCCGGCCATACAGGCAGCCATGAACGGCACGCCTGAACCGTCGGCGGGCTACGTGGGCGAAATGGATACCGACGACGAACCGGCAGGCGACCCGCAAACCGTGTTTGCCACAAACATCCAACAGGCTGCCGCTACCCTGAAAACCGACCCGCTCACACTGGCACAGCGCATAAACCGGTTGGTGCAAACAAACCCCGAAATCGCAAAACAACTTTTGGAAAATGGGTAACGTAACGCTCAATTTGAAACTTCGGCCAACGACGCTGCCGCCCATGACGGCCAACGGCATCCTGACGGACATAGAGGGCGTGGCGGCAATCATATTCCAAAACACTGGTGACAGCACGTGTAGAATTTTTAACGGCATGTGGACGCTGCTACCAAACGGCGGCGTACTGGCCCTGAATGTGACCGAGCATGTAGGAAGCATTGATTTGCTAAACCTGCAAGTGACATTTACAGGCGGCACGACCAACCGCCTGGAAATACTGACCATGCGCCAAGGAAAAGACAATACGGTACTAAATTGCTAACCAACACCACCACATGGCACTTTTACAGGCATGGAACCCCAGCAGCGGGGGCAGCGGTTCGACGCTCGCCTGGCAACGCGACCGAGTGGTGGAAACCAATCCGTTTTCGAGCGGCTATACCATCACGCTGACCGAGGAACCGGTAGACGCAAATAGTATTGTAGTGTGGTCGCAAGGCTTGTTACTTGATACCGACGACTACGACTACACAGCCCCCGACACCATAGAAATACTTTTTTCAGGCAACCCTGCCACCGACACACCAGACGGAGAATGGGTTTTTTGGGTACAATATCCATATGCAACGTAAAATACACAACCTGTTACTGGCCGCTCTGGCCTCCCTTCTCCTGGCAATTCCGCAACGGGCCGGGGCGCAGTGTCCCGGCCCAAGCCAGCGTACCATGCTCATCAACCTGCAACGTGCCAACGTATTCGGCGGCACCCGAGCAGGACAAATACCGCTCACCGACACCTGCGGAAACCAGCGGTATGTGCGACAGGTACAGGTCAACCTCGATACCATCAACTACATACCGGCGCAGACGGGCAACACGGCAAACCTGTCCGAATTTGTTTTTGATACCACGGGCGCCCTGTGGTACATTGATTGGAAGGGCGAAGCAATCGAAATGCAGGGCGGCGCCGCATGTGATCAGGATTTTTTGCAAATTTCTGACGCCTCTTGCCCGGATAACATCAACGACAGCATCTACCACTACAAATACACGTCCATCGGCGCCCGATACGTGTGGCCAGGGGCCACGTTTTTGGTGAACGACAGCACCAACGTGAACGGCGCTTTAATGGTCATACAAGGCGACCGCGCCGTAAAACTGGCCCTGTACGACCTCACAAACGAACAGTGGACAATGCTTTACGGAAACAACACGGACTTATCCGTGTATTTGCCCGACGGCGGCGCTTTCAATGTCACCACGGCCACCGGCACGCCTACCACGGCGGCAGCCGACATAAACCATTTCCAGGTAAATACCCTTGATAGCACCGTCACGATGAACCAATACCCCAACACGCGCCTGGATACCCAGACTGTAGCAAATTTTTTGTACACGGATGATATTGGCACGATCAGAAGCCAAAGTGTTGATTCGTTCCCACTTGCTGGTCGTGGGGGAATTTATACTGGTAGCGGATTTGTTCCTGATTCCACACATGCCGAAATTGCCTTTGGTGGGTTTTTCCAATTCGGATACCCTACGGGGGTATTTGATCCCGCTTTTAGGATCACAGACAACCCGCCAACAACAGCCAGGCAAATAGATATGTACAGCACAAACGTGGCTGTTCAGATAAAGCCTAACACGATAACCGCCACGGCGCAAGACGAATTAAGTGCAATTGTAGATGATGGCAATGGAACAGCCGGCAGGTTTGATGTTTTCCCTGGGTATGTCGGCCTGTATGTAGATAGTGTGGCATCTTCAACCGGATGGTCTAGGTTTGTAGCAACAGCAGATTATGCAGAACTTAATGCGTCGGACGGAGGCACTGGTGGAAGTGCATTGTTAAGGGCCTATAAAACAGCCGGTGTAGATGCTCCATACATCAATATGGCAGTAAATTATACTGCGGCAATAAATCCAGACAATTTAATTGTTATTGATACGGGTGGCGTTTGGATTAAAACAGGCGCATCTGAATACGGTATATCTGGGCAAGTATTGCATACGGATGGACAGCGCACATATTGGGACGATGCAAGCGGAACAAGTGTGAATATATACAACAGCGACGGCAGTATAAGTACCCAGCGCACCGTAACCCTATCAGATACCGTCCTATGGGACATAGCCAGCGCAGCCGGCGCTTTCCAGATTGAGGGACTAAACAATAGTTATTTCAGGCAGTCGGACAACGCAATAGTGACGGGTACGGGTGGCGCATCGTTCAATCTTGGCAGCGGAACACCCATTGCAATGTCCATGAGCCTGGACGCCGGCACGGCTCGTGTAACAGACAACCGGGCCGGGAAAGTTGGTATTGAATATGCCAGTGCCGGGTATGGAGCAGATTTTACCGATAGTACATTGGTGCACAGGGGCTATGTAGCAGATATGATTTCAGATAGTATTGCTGGTTCTCCAGCAAATACAAATATATACAACAGTGACGGAAGTATAAGTGTACAGCGTACCGTAACGCTGTCTGATGAATTAATATTTGATGCTGCAAACTCGGCAAGCGGAATTACATTTAATAGCTTGATTGGAACATCTTTTGAACTATATGAAGATAGGGCTTTGATTGGAGATTTAGGTAATTCTTTATTTGGTATTGCCCTAAAATATGACGCCTATTCTGGCGATATGTTTTTGGGTAATGTTTTTTCGTCTAACGATGAGTATTTCTACAGCGGATCGGGAGGGATTGGTATTTTTTCCCCAGCATCTTCTTACTTCATTGGTGGTGGTTCTACTATTATTTCGGTTAGTGGTACCGGTTATTTTAAATTTGATGATTTTAGAACCTCTAAAACTGGTATAGAATACGCAAGTGCAGGGTATGGAGCAGATTTTACCGATAGTACATTGGTGCACAGGGGCTATGTTGCAGATATGATTTCAGATAGTTTGCCTGCAAGCTTTGGCGATATTTTACAGGGTGGAAATAGTTTTGGGTCTAATATGACAATTGGCACAAACGACAACAACGCGCTAAACATTGAAGTAAACGGAACAACAGGCTTAACGCTCGGTACAGACTATAAATTAGTGGCTACAGCCACGGTGGCGAATACGAACACGGTAGCAGATCGTTATACTATTCGTACTAACTCCAGCGGCACCCCTTCAACAAGTTTTGGAGGAGGCATACTATTCCAGGGAGAAACCACGACAACTGATAACCAGGATATGGCTCGAATTTCGTCATATTGGACGACCGCTACGCACGCAACAAGAGAGGCGGCGGTGTCTTTTCAAATACAAAATGGCGGCGGATCACTTGAAGAAGTTGTAAAAATAGATCGTGCGTCAGTATCGGGTGGTAGCATATATATAGGTCAATCTTCGCCGGTAATTATTTCTGCAAATTCGTTAATTCCTTCGAGTAACTTTATCGTTGGGAGTTCAGTTAGTACCCTAACGTTATCATCTTCCGCAAGTTCTAACCCTTCATGTATATCGTTCGTAAGTTCAGCCAGTGGCGCAACATCAACCAGCGGAATTAATTTTGGGGGGGGAACCGCGTACACGCAAACATCTGGGACAAGGAACTATGTTAATATTAATTCTGGTTTTGCGCCGACGTCTGGCACCGGGGAACACAACCAATTTGTTTTTAACGGGACATTTAACCAAACTGGTGGCGCATCTGGCATAACAAGAAATATACACCTAAACCCAACACTTACAGCAGTATCAGATTTCCGTGGCATTGACATTGCCTACTCAAACAGCAGTGCCAAAGGCGTGTACCAATCCGGCGCAAGCACGACAAATAACTTTGTTGGCGCTACTCGCTTCGGTTCCACAACCACCGCCACCGATAAACTGGAAGTAACTGGAAACCTTGCCCTAACCGATGCCGGAAATAAATTGAAAATAGCCACTGGCAGCAATGCCTCAATTGGTACTTCTACCCTAGTGGCAGGGACAGTGACAGTATCCACAACTGCGGTTTTGAGCGACAGCAAAATTTTCCTTACCACTGCTGTGGCCGGTGGCACGCTCGGGATTTTGAGTGTAGGAACAATCACCAACGCAACTTCATTTGTCATAAACTCAAGCAGCGCGTTAGATACCTCGGAAATAAATTGGCTAATCATAAATTGAAACATGAAAAACGACCTCATTCTTGGCATTATCATTGGCGCATCTGCTGTTATCATACTCACGCGCCGCAGCAAACCCGCTCCGGCTATCATTCAGCCCACCGTACAGCATGGCCGGCATCTACCCTTACCGGCAGGCAATAGCGGCAACCTGACCGGGTATCGTGGCAATGTGATGATTGCCCGTAAGCCGCAGCGGCCACAAACCTACAACCAACTCACCAACCCAGGCTACCCCATGCCGGGGTGGCAGGCCATATAACACGCCATGCCAATCACATCTGTAAACATAGGCGGCAAATACTTCCCAATCGGGCAGATATTCGATAAAACCCTGTACGCTTCAGGGCCGGTAAAGATTTACCGAAGCGTCATCGGGCAGCCGGTGTACACTGCCAACGCTGGGCAGCCGGTGGGCATCGTGTACAGTTATGTGGAGCGCGACGGCATATTGTGGTGGCAATTCCTCGACACCTACAATAAACCGTACTACGCCAAACACAGCCCTACGGCATTTTCGTTGTCGGCCATCGTCAACCAGGGCAGCCAGACACACCAGGAGATCGAGGAACAAAAAGAGAAAGACAAAAACCCGGTACTGTCCACCATCGCCGAAACGGCACAGCGCATACTTATGCCGGTGGCCATCGCGGCGGCGGTGTACTACCTGGTAAAAAGCACCAAGTAATGGCACGCCTCACCCCCGAATTTTTCCGAACAATCCTGAAAATGGAAGGCGGCTACCAGGCAATGCCGGACGATTCCGGTAACTACGCCTGCGGGGCATTGGTGGGAACCAAATATGGCGTGTCGGCGGTGGCGTATTCATCCTGGGTAGGCCGGTGCCCCAGCGCGGCGGAAATGAAGGGCATCAGAGAGCAAACGGCACGCGACTTCTACGCCAACTACTTCCATAAATACAACCTCTACCCCATCGAGAACCAGCAGTTTTTTGAACTACTGGCCAACAACACAATGGGAAGCCCAGCGGGTGCGGCACGTGCTGAACAGCGCGCGCTCAACACATTGGGCTACAACGTCACCGTGGACGGCGCCCGAGGCCCGCAAACCGTAGCTGCACTAAACGACGCCTGGCGAAAAAACCCAGCGGGCATTTACAACGCAGTGCGCGAAGAATGGGTAAAGCACCTGCATAGTATAAACAAGCCGCAGTTTCTTGTGGGGTGGATGCGCCGTTTGGACACTTACTTTCCGCCTATGTCCGTGGCTGCCGGTGGGCTTGGGTTGGTGTTGGTCGGGTTAGGGGTTTGGTATGCAATTAAATATTTGAAAAAAAATCGAGCATGGGCAACACAGAAAAAACATTAATAGTAATTGCCGGTCTTTTTTTGCTGCCTCGCCTTGCTCGGGCACGCATCGGCGCTATTTCCCCAGAATCAGCCGCATTAGGTAAGTATTACGATACCTATAATATTAAGCCCAACGGGCGGGTAGATCGGCATTGGGGCGTTTTGAATATTGTGCCGCGCCATTGGGGCGTAGAGCTGCGAAAAGAAAAGTATTTTATCTACCCTACCGAAGCGGTAAAGCATTTTAACCTGCACAGTATCGAGTTTGGAAACTGGACAAACCAGGAGGAACGCCAGGGCTTCATGTACGCTACCCTCGTAACGCTGCGCGACATTGGAGAAATTACCGGCATACCACAAAGCAAATTAGGTATGAGAAAAAAACTGGCGCTGTCATTCGGCGCCCGTGGTAATGGAGGAAATGCATTTGCAAAAAAAATCAGAAGTAATTGAATACAGCAAACGCGAGGCTACGCTGTTCGGACGGAAACGCCGACGCACAGGCCGGTAAAATATTTTTTCACAATCAAAACACACACTCATGGCAGACACACCAACACCAACGGCAAAGCCCTGGTATCAATCAAAAATTATCCTGCTGGCCGGCGCTTCAGCGCTCATTTTCGGCGGCAATGCCCTTTCGGGTTTCCTCACCGGCGCAGGCGTCACCCCCGAACAAATAGACGTCATCCGCGCCCAGCAGCCGCAAATTGCCGAGGCCGTGGAGCAGTTCAAAACCGGCCAAAACATTTTGAACACCATTTTGGGCGCGCTTATGCCTGCCCTTATTATGATAGCGCGGCGCTGGTGGACCAACATTCCACTGCTGCGCTGACCTGGCTTTGTTCATGAGATTATTTTGTTTAAAGTCGGCCTGCGGAACAAGTCCGTGGGCCGTTTTTTTATGGCTCCATTATCCGGGTTTTGATCTTTGCAAAACCATCGTTTACCAGGTCGGGCAGGTTGTACAGCATGGTGGTGCCCGGGTTGATATGCCCAGCCTGCTGCATTACCTGGGGCAATGGCAGCAGGCGCAACCAGTCAGTCACGCCGGTATCTTTGAACGAGTAAGGGCTGATACCTTCCACATCGCGCAAGCGGCCAGAATCCAACAGCGCATCGAGGCAGCGCCGAAACCGTTTCCATGCCCACGTGCGCGGCCATGCCTTTTTGGGGTGCGGCGCTCCACCGTGGCCAAAAACATAGTAATTGGTTGGGATATCGGCAAACCGTTTGTCCTGCAGAATTTCCCGGACGTAGGCCGTCATGGTCGGGAATCGTTCCCGCTTGGTCTTGCTATGCTGGGCAGCCAGGCAAATAATGCCCTGCGACATATCAAAATCCCCTGCACGCAACCGGCGCAACTCCGTACCCCGCAGTAGGCAATAGTATTCCAGCGTGACGAACAAAAAAAGGTAGTAGTCGTGCTCCCACAGCCATGCAGCTATGGCTGCCCGCTCGTCGGGCGTGCATTTGCGCCGAGACTTGCCCAAAACAGGTTTTTTGGTAATACCCCGAAACGGGTTTTCGGCCAACACTTCCCGCTTTACCAGTTCGTTGAAAACCGTGCTTATTTTGGTTTTGTAGTTATTCCAGGTACGGTTTGAAAGATCGGCGCCCGACTTGTTTGGTCTGGTGGCTACATAATCAAGAAAATCGAGCGCGTGTCGCTTCGAAAATTCCGACACCGGCATGGCCCCTACCCTACCCTGTTCTGTCCATCGCAGGAACACGCCGCAAATGCTCCGGTAGTCCTTCCGGGTTTCTTCCCGATCCGTTTTCAATTTTATGGCCAACGCCATTTTCACGGCATCGCAAAGCGTTTGCGTGGCGGCTCGGGCTTCAATCTGTTCAGGCGATTGGTACGGATACCCGGCAGGGAGCAAGGCGTTTATGCGCCCGATCAGCGCCGCAGCCTGCCGTTTTCGCTCCCTTAGTTCGTGGATTCTGTTTAGGTCGCCTGTTTCCCGGTGGCGCTTGCGCTGCCCGTCTTTCGGGTCAGTCTGGTAGTACACAATCTCCCAGCGGTCTTTTTTCATCGCCAACCGAGCCGGCAGGTACCCCATGCGGGTGGACAATTTTTTTTTCTCCATTGCTTTGGTGCCTTTTTTTGCCGTGACACGGTGGTGACACAGTTTTTTTGGCAGCAATGGTAAGTGATACGTTTACAGTGGTTTGTAAGGTTTTGTGAGCGGGATACGAGAACCCACCCCACCCCACAGACCACCCACGGAGATACCATAAACGCACTTTTACTACTGCCAAAAAACACAGCCCTGACACAGTTTTGACACTGTGCCAGGGCTATTTTTTTTTCAGTTCTGAAAGTTTCTTTTCCAGGGCAGCCACACGCGCCTGCAATTCTTCCACCACCCCTACCCCACCGGCTGCTTTTTGCTGGTATGGCATGGCCGGCTCATGCATGGCCGCTACCTGCTCTGCATGCTGATACGCAGGTGTGGAGAGCAAAAACATATCTCCAGTGCCTCTAATCAACCAATTCAGATCAAGGTCTTTAAAGCCATCTGAAATAGCAAATATGAAATTTGCAGATAGGTTTTTTTTGCCCATCAAAATTTGGCTGAAATAGCCTTGTGTGAACCCGAACTTTTTTGCAAAAGCCTCTTGGGTTAGTCCGTGGGTATCCATTACATCGCGCAGGCGCTTACCCATTGCCTCTAATTTTGTCACTTTTACGACAATTTACAAGTATTTGAGCGGATTAAATCTATTTGTAATTACATTTGCTTGCAAATTACACAAAATAGAACATACAATGCAAAATGAATATTTGAGTACATACGATAAAATTAAGGCCTACGACCTCATGGAGGCCTTAGAAATGCAAATTGAAGCATGGCGAGAGGAAGGGGTATCTGAAACGATGATCCGCAAAGCACTTGCTAAAAATGCGGACACCAGTTTGAGCAAACTTATACGCCGGGAGGCATTTAAGTTGCTTGAAAGCCATGAAACGAAGGCTGCCGAAAAACTGCTACAAATGCAGTCATAAAAATTTTTGAAACCTAAGCCTAACCGGCTTAATAGCGACGGGTGGAAAGGGCGGCAAACGAGCCGCCCTACTCCGTCAAATAAAAAAACCCACCGGGGGCAATCCGATGGGCTGCGGAGCGGGCGGCTTTACAAACCCGCTGCCTGCTCCGCAAATTTATACACATTTTTTTAACATAAAAACTTATTTATCATGGCTTTGCAAAGCAACACAACCGCCTGGTGGCAACGACCCGACAACGGGGAAAGCCTCCAAAAACGAATCGCCAGAATAAACCAGATCAACGACCCCACCACAAACGCAGACGAGATTTTGAAGTACGGCAAAATGCTGCTTTGGCTGCTGCTCGCTTTTACGGGTCTACTTGGTGGCCTCTCCTACTACAAAAATTTCGCCGGAAGTTTCCCACACGAAGCCGCCATTTTTATGGCGGGTGCTCTTACTGTTGTCATTGAGTTTGGCAAAAACTACTGCACCAAATGGGCGCTTCGCATTCCATTTTTTCGCGGCTTCGGACATATCACCGACAAGGCCGAAAACACCTTTGTGTGGGTTGGCTTGCTGGCCATCGCCGGCGCCACGTTCTACATGAGTGTGTACAACAGCACCATTGGAGGCCAGCAACTTTCCCGCATGCTGCACAGCGAACGCAACCAGGTGACCTTTGCGCCCGACACGCGCAGTATTGACGCCCAAATAGATGCCACCAACCGCAGCATGGCCGAAAACCAGGCGATCAAGTGGAAAGGTACCACCACCTACACCGCACAAAAAGCCATTGCCCGCCAAAGTAGCGCAATGGAAACACTCCAAAAACAGCGGGCCGACGTGGTAAGCATGCAGCGGGCCGACTTCGAGCGCTCACAGGCCGAAAAGGCCGAAAACTCCAACTATGCCGCCAACCTCGTCATGGCCAGCGGCGGCTGGGTGGAATTGCTCCAGGCGCTAATCCTCATGCTTTTGGTTTCGTGTGAGAAGTCCCTGGACAAATCGCATGCCCCTACCCCATCAACACAAAAGCCCGGCATTGGATTCAACCGCCCCGCCATGGTTACGGCACAGCACTACCAGCCAGAACAGGAACAGGAACATCGCGAGCCTCGCCAACCAATAGGTTTCCACCGCAGGCAGGAAACACTACCTGTTCCAATCACAGGCCTGCCAACTGTTCCACGAAAAAACACTGTGGAACAGTGTACCACAGTGGAACAGCCGGAACAGGAACAGCCCACCACACAAGCCACTGTTCTGGCCGATGTGAAGCACTGGGACAAACGAGCAAAACAGTGTTTCGCCCGATATTTTGAACAAAAAAGAGACGAAAAACGCCGCGACAACCAACAGCGCTGCATGTGTTTTTTGGGCATGCTCGGCAGCGTCGGGGTAGTGTGTGAAGTGGACTGGAACACAGAGCATTTGAAAATAGAACACCCGGAACAATACACATTCCAGCCCTGGAGCCTGGACACCATCCAAGCCAACAAACGCGAACTGGCCACCATCGGAAAACAAGCCTACGCATGAAAACGATCTGCTATTACTGTAAAAAGCCGCTAACCGATCCGGTTTCTGTAGAACGTGGCGTTGGGCCTGAGTGCTGGGCCAACAAACTTTTGTCTGACAGGAAAGAACGAACCGGCAATCTTTTTTCCAACTGTGCAGATTTTTCATGGGGAATTGATGGGCAGGTTATTTGGCTAAAGGACAACAACACCAGCGGCGGGCGTTCGCTTACAAACGACAAGGAAAACGCCCTATCAAGAATTCAAGGAGAATTAGACACCCCAATAAATGGGTACCTAATTACATATCGTGATTCAGATGGAATTTGGGATAGAGTAATAATTACCAAATTCAACTTGAAACAAGTCCTTGGAGATGCCGAATTTCTAAAAAAGGGGGGGCACTACGGTGCCCAAGGCCTTCGCATTGATTTTCGATTCCTCGGCGCGAAAACTTACACCGAAGCAAAAGCAAAGTTGTTGGAGGCGGCACACGCATGACACGCCGCCACCATTACCTGCTTTGGGTGTGCGCGGCACTGTCTTGCTCGCTTTGCCTGTACATGGTGCCCGTCACGATGTTGTACTTTTTCTACCTCACAAACCTTGATTGATTCACCAACGGCGCCCTGCCCAACAGGGTAGGGCGCCGTCAAAAAACAACAGCATGGAGAACAGACTTTTGGCCGTTGGCCCCATAGAATACCGTCGGATGAGCGACAAGAAACTGGAGCAGGAACAAGCCTACGTACTGCACCAAATCAGCCTTACTATGCAGCGCATACAACGCATTTCCGTATTGCTGTGCATGGGACAGGTAAAAGAGGTTACGTTTCCAGTTGACGATGTTAACCAAATTTATTTTTACCCTGGTTTTTCAAAAATAGGGACAAAATTAATCGAGGATTTAAAATTTCGATATCTGGAACTGGAGGCTATAGCCGACGAAATACAGTACCGCAACATTCCATAATCCACAAAATCGCTCTTTAATGATCCACGCCGACACTGTACAGGCCATCCGAGAACAGGCCAGAATTGAGGACGTTGTAGGGAAGTTTGTTACCCTCAAAAAAAAGGGCGCAAACCTGACGGCATGCTGTCCGTTTCACACAGAAAAAACGCCATCGTTTGCCGTCAACCCGGCCCGAAATATTTTTAAGTGCTTCGGCTGCGGGGAGGGTGGCGACAGCATTACTTTCCTAATGAAGCAAGGCAAAACCTACCCGGACGCCTTGCGATACCTGGCCGACCTGTACCGAATCGAGGTACGCGAAAACGGCCAAACTCCCGACCCAAAACACGACGAAAAAACCCAACTGCGCACCACTGCATCCGTGCTGACGGCGCACTGGTGTATCAGTGAGGTGGACGACAATCCAGGGCGGCGCTACTGGCTGGACCGGGGTTTCAAAGAGGAAACCCTGGACACGTTCCAGGTGGGCTACTGCGACGGCAAGAAGCCCGCCCACGTCACCGACGAACAACTGGAAGCCGTGGGCGCCATCAACGAAAAGGGCAATATGTCCATGTGGAAGCGCTCCATAATACCGCTGCACGACCGCAGCGGCCACCCGGTAGGGTGGGCAGGGCGCACCGTGGAAAGTGGCAAGGACGTGCCCAAGTACATCAACAGCCCGGAAACGATCATTTACCAGAAAAGCCGCACGCTGTTCAATGTGCACCGAGCCGCGCCGCACATACGCCGAACGGGCCAAATTTGGATTGTAGAGGGCTACGCCGACGTAATGGCACTTTGGCAGGTAGGCGTCTGCAATGCCGTGGCCCTGTGCGGTACCGGCCTCACAGACGAGCACGCCGCCGAAATCAAGAAATTCAACGGAGACCGGAACCTGACAATCATTTTGGCTCTCGACAACGAGACGCGCAAAAGCGACGACACCTACAAAAAGGCCGTGGCTTATGCCTGGGCAAAGGCACTGCAAAAACTGGTGCCCATCGGCGAAGTTAAGCGAGTAGAATACCCGAAGGCCTGCAAGGATATGGCCGACGTGGTAAACCGTGGCATTGATCCGGCCACACTGGAAAAAACCGACGCCATACAGTCATACGTGGCCGACTGGAAGGCCGACAACGAGAACGCAAGCCCGGTACAAATAGCCGAATTTCAGGACGAAGTGGCCACCATGCTGGCCAACGTGAAGCGCGACAACGTGCGCACGATATACTGCAACACCCTTGCCGGCGTGCTTTCAATGTCGCCGCGCGACCTTGACAAACGGGTGAAGGAACTACGCACCGAGCGCGAAACAGAGGAAGAAAACAAGCGGGTGAGCGAGTACCGGTACATCAAGGTAGGAGACGACTACTACCAACGCCTCATCGAATACGACATTTTCACCAAGAGCACCACACCGGTGTACAAACGCCGGAAACGGCAGGAATTGGCCACCGAGGGCGTGGCCATAGGGAGCATCGAGAGGTTCAATGACTGGATCATAGAACCAAGCCACTTGCAATACAGGCGCACTATTGAAATACCACACGGCGGCGAAACTTACCGGTTTTTCAACTACTACCAACCGCTCCCGTACACGCCAAAGGCATTTGATTTGCCCGAAGCATTTTATCGCGATCCGGTAAACTTCGATTATGAAAAAATACCGGAAATTGCCAACATTGCCCGGTTTTTCAAACACATCTTCGACTTTGAAACGTACCGAAACCGGTACCTTACAATTGGCTGGGATTGGGTGGCGCTATGCTACCTGCAACCAACCCAGCGCATGCAGGCGCTTGCGCTTGTCAGCAGTGAGGAAGGCACCGGGAAAAGTACCTTTATCAACCTCATGCTGGCACTGTTTGGCCAAAACGCCACCAAGACCGAGGCAAGCCGGATTGCGTCCAACTTTAATGCCATGAGTGCCGGCAAGGTGCTGCAATGCGTGGAGGAAACGAAAGACGAAAAAGGCGGCATCGAGAACCGCCTTAAAGACCTGATTACGGCCTACGAGCAGGTAATGGAAGCCAAACACCAGGACGCGAAGGTGGTAAAGGCTTTTTGCAAGTACGTGTTTGCCTCAAATCACGAGGAAGGATTTATGAAGGTAGGCAGCGCCACCACTCGTTTTTTTGTGATGAAGGTTAAGCCAATCCGGCAAAAAATTACCGACTTTGAGGAAAAAATGTACTTAGAAATACCGTATTTGCTCCATTTCCTGCAAAAAAGGGGAGTTATCACACAAAAGTCGGATCGGCTGTATTTTGACCCGAAACTATTGGAAAACGAGGCGCTACTGAAACTGCGGCAGGCCTCAAAAGACCAGGTACAGCAGGTCATGGAGGAATTATTTAGCGCGTTGTTCCTGCGCTGCGAAATCACGGACCCTGTTCTGAACTTGAGCAGCCAATATTTAAAACTACTCATGTGCGCCTACGGCGGCAAGTCCTACGAGCAGAAAACGCCCGTGTACTTCCAGAACACCGCCACCAGAGATATGAAACTGACCTACCGAGAGGCTCCCAGCAAACGCGATACCCTGGAACTGGAGGGCATCCACTCCGATGCCTGGATAAACGCCGACAGTTGGACGTACAACCGGCGCCGCACGCAGGCCCGTTTCATCGAGGTTCCAGTGTGGATGTTTTGCACACCGCAGGACGTAGCCGCCAACTACTCCGCAAAAACATTTGCCGACCTGATACTGAACCTGAAAACCAACCTGGAAAAACTGATACAGGACTACGGGGTGGCGCCATCCGATTGGCTCTATAACCTGGAACAATTCACCACAAACACCCAGCCCGAAGGGGAGGGGGAAAAACTGCCTTTTTAGCCATGCCAATACTTGATCTTTTGCACAAATCCCGCTACGCGCCACCGGCCACCACCGCAGCCCGCCGCGACGAGTGCTCCAAATGCCCGCAGCGCACGCGCCTGGGCCGCTGCCTGCAATGCGGCTGCTTTACCAACCTGAAAACCAAACTGGCCACCGAGGCCTGCCCGATAGGCAAGTGGGCAGCCGTGGCCATGCTGCTGCTGCTGCTGCATGCCGGTGTGGTGGGGCAATCATTCACCGCGCCTTTTTCCATAGTCACGTCCGACAATGGCGTGGACATTTACCACGTGCCGGTGGCCATACACATCACCGCCGACGAAATACTGATAGGCAAAAAATGCTCCGATATGGACGTGCTGTTTGCCCACATACTGGAGCGAAAATTTAGTTTCGACGGCAAAACCATCACCTACACCACCGAACAGGGAACCGTCACACACGCCATTGATGGAAATTGCCAGTCGGTGACATGGGAGGTGGGCACGTTCACGTGGCGGCTGTATTCCAATCTGCCCGAGTGGGTACAGGTACAAAACAAGCCATGAAACTGAAACTGTTAGACTTGTATTCCTGCGCCGGAATTGGCGCCATTGGCTACCACCAGGCAGGTTTTGAGGTAGTTGGGGTGGACATAAATCCGCAACCGCGTTACCCATTTAAGCACATACAGGCAAACGCTTTGGATATTTTGAACGATGCCAAATTTTGCAGAAAATTTGATTTTATCCATGCTAGCCCACCATGCCAGCGGTACAGCAAAAGCACCGGCATGTTTAGGGCTTCTGGGAAGTGGTACCCCGATTTAGTACAACCAACTCGGGATGCCTTGGAACGTATTGGAGTACCGTATGTGATTGAAAACGTACCGGGTGCTCCGGTTAGGCCCGATATTGTTTTGCACGGCTGGATGTTCGGCCTAAAAGTGATGCGGAAACGTATTTTTGAAATGGGCGGTTGGTGGATGATGCAGCCAGGTATTACTAAGCGGGTAGGCTCTGTGAAAGAGGGGGATTTTTGCACCATCATAGGTAAACAAGGCTACCGGAAATACAAGGGGCTGCCAAAGAACTGGAGGCCAAAGTTTGACCATGGCACCGGCATAAAAACGTGGGCTTTTGCGATGGGAATACCGCCCACATTTGGCCCGTTCAAAGACGTAGAAATTTCGGAATCTATACCACCGGCATACACTCGATTTATCGGAGAAACTTTTTTACTTCAAACAAAAAAATGATATGGGCTACGTCTACCAACACCCTGACTTTGGGCTGGGCAATTTTATCAACCTGACACCCGCTATTGCGTGGCTGCATCATACGCAGCGGGAGCGGGTACCGGTTTATTTCAGCACCGAATACGTGCGCCAATGCTTTTTGGATTGGAAAGCAATAGAAATACTCGACCAAAAGCCGGACAATGATCCGCTGTTTGGCTCCAACCTGGTAAACCCGCACAACGATCAACCAGACTACAAGTATGTGTTTGAACATATTACCGGCCAAGACTGGCACCCGGATTGGCATACATACGTGGATAATCCGGCGCTGACCAAGTTGGAAAAAATAGCATTCTCCAATACGGAACCGTTCATCGTTGTAATTTGCGGGAGCGGAAGCGATTCCCCAAATTATTTTGCATTAAAAGACCCAGGGGAGGAAGAATATTGGAATATGGTCTATGAAATTTCGAAGGGATTAAACATTTATGCCGTTGGTTCCGGTGCCGATGCCGCCCGCTCGCCGTGGCTTAATTTTATGTCAGATGAGTGCTTTTTTGGAGACATACGGACAGCGCTAAAAATAATTTATGCAAGCAAATTGGTAATTTCAAATGACTGCGGACTGGCACACGCCGCTGGGGCGATGAATAAACCCCTAACAATCCTTTGGAAGGACACGCCCAGGGAACGGTGCAAAAATGCCGGGGTGAATACGAAATATTTGTACCTATAAATGAAAAGAAGAAAATGAAAAAAGCACTACAAACACACGGATTTGTCTTGTACCACAAACCGACTGGCAGTATTTGGCCGGAAACATTTTCTCCTGATAAAAACCTTTGTAAGGCATACGCAGTGGAAATGTGGGCATTGATGGGAGAAATGAAAAAAGATAATCCAGGTTGGAAAATAGTTCGGGCCGATAGGCTGGTATTAATTGATTTTAAATACATTGATTAGGAAAAACACCTATTTTTGTACTTCGTTTTCATTTGGTTTTTTGGGGTTTATGGGCCGGCTTGCTGCATAGCGAGCCGGTTTTTTTTTGTTGCTCAGGCAGGGTAGGGGAATGGCCCCGATGCGGTTTTTCCACGTCGGGGCATTTTTTTCAACAAACAGCCCGTAAAAGAACTGTTTTCAAAAACAGAACATTAAAATTATTTTTTTTTGACAAAACAAGTGTATAAGTGTAGTTTTAAGGTACTTTTAAAAGTAAATAATTAAATATCAATACTTTATCTAACTACACTTTATACTACACTTTAAACAAAAGTAAAATGCAAAGTGTAGTACAAAGTGTAGCACATTTTGGCAGTTTGAGTTACAGGTGCCCAGGCAACTACACTTTGGCGTGCTACACTTTGAAACGAACTACACTTTGGTTGTTCAAAGTGTAGTTTCTCGCAAGGTTTTGCACGTCAATTGATTAAGATGCCAAAAAAGGCAAAAACTACACTACTACACTTTGTTTTGGAAAAATTTGAGTTTTGGAAAATTTCTGAAACACACTTTTCAACAAATTGGAAAAAACCGCGTATATTTGTAACCTGTTCTCATAGGCTACCGCTGGAATAGCGGCTACAAGTGTTACTTACCGAAGCTATAAGGGCACCCAAAAGCGGGTGCCCTTTTTTTTTCGGCATTAATTCCATTTGGATTTTTTGGGCCTGTTTTTTGCTTTAAAAAATACAAATAGGAATACCTTTACAGCCAACAGGTATTTCCCTTTCCAATTTGGCCTAAATCGGCCACCGTTCACACAGTCTTAAACCACTATTCTGGCAGTTTATGGCTATTTGTCCCGATGGGTGCATAAGTAAAAAGTGGGTGTTTTTCGTGCTGCGGCCCGGATGCACTACCTACCGCGCCGACGTGTTGCGCCAATTTTTCACACAGCAACGTTTGGAGCGCTGCGGTATCCAGCCCGACGAGTTTCCCCGCATTCGGGTTTTTAGCCCGGAGGCCTCATCGGCAATCAAAAACGACCTTAGACAACTCAACTTTGTAGAATGAGGAAAATACGCATTTTGGTAGCCAACGCCCCCGAGGAAATAGGGGGCGTCACAGCGTGGCGCATGTTCTGGCCGCTGCGCCATCTGGCCCACAAATACCACGACCTGGTGGAAATTCAGTACAGCCGTGGCCAAATATTCCCGTTCGAGTTTTACCAAACAGATATTTTGCTTTGCTACCGGCCAAGCGAGCCGGCACACCTGGCCGTCATGCAGCAAGCCAAAACGGTGGGCTGTAAAATCGTGTGTGACTACGACGACGACTACCTCAACCTTGCCGTGGGCCATCCTGCCTACTGGAGCCTCGGCACGCGCAAGCACATCATACAGCAAGCCCTGGAACTTACAGATTTGCTTTGGGTGAGTACCGAAGCCCTGGCACAGGTGTACAAGCACGCCAACACCCTGGTGCTGCCCAACGCCATGCTGCCCGAAGATTTGCAAGACCATCCCGCTGACTGGCGCAAAAAAACCTTTGTGTGGGCCGGATCTGATGCACACCGGGAAGACGTGGACGTGTATGTGGAAACCTACCGCGCACTGCTGCGCCGGGCCGACCGCTTTGTATGGATCAATTTCATGCCCACCTGGGCCGTGTCCGTATCGGCAGAAAAAAATACCCGGGTGGATTTGCAGCCGTGGGTACACACCGAAAAGTACCTTGATTGGATGCGCCTAAACGACGTGACGGCCATTTGGAAGCCGCTCCTTACAAACCAATTCAACCGGGGCAAAACAAACATTGCCTGGATGGTGGCCACGGCCTGCGGCGCTATCTGTATCACCAACCAGGCCGGGCAGCCGGGTTGGGAGTTTGCCCTAAAAGAGCTGCCCAAGACCTACGAGCATTTCAGCCAGCAATGGCAGGAAAGCCGCGACTACCTCGTGGCCAAATACAACCTGGAAGCCTGGAACGAAACCCGCTTGCATTCACTTCTTAAACTGGCCAACCATGAGCACCCGACCATTGCAGCCACTACCGCCTGACCGTGGCCGCATACACACGCCGCTGCTGCTGCTGTTCTTCTTCCTTTCGCTAATCGTGCTGGGCATCGGCACCGGCATTTTCTTTTTCATCGTATGGGCGAGCGGGGCACTAAACTGATTTGCAAACTTGGGCTGCATCATTGGGTGTACAGTTGGAAGCCCATCCGCCTGAACACCGGCGGCTCGGTGGTGGTGCTGTACCGAGAATGCAAAGAATGTGGCGACAAACAGCGCTACCGCGTGGATCAGAACACGCCCGAAGGAAACCCGATCTGGAGAAAAATAAACACGGCCTGAACCATGCTAACCGTACTCACCCGAACAAGCGGGCGCCCAAACTTCTTTCGCCGCTGCCGCCAAAGTGTAATGCAGCAGACTTCCAGGGCTTACCACATTGTGAGCCTCGACAACCCCGCCGACACCTACGCCCACGGCGACGTGCTGGTGAAGGTGTGCCGCGACAACACCGCCGGCGCACGCCCAGAAAACGCCTACTTCAACGCCATGAGGCGCCGCGTACCGCCGTCATTCCCATATGTGATGTTCTTGGACGACGACGACGAATTTACCAGCCCGGAGGCCGTGGCGGCGATCTGCCGGTACCTGACACCCGACCGCCTGGTGTTGTGGAAGGTGGATATGGGCAACGGCCTACTGCTGCCTGAAGATAACTATTGGGGAGGCCCACCGCAGCCCGCGCACATTTCCGGCATTGGCTTCGCATTCCATGTGCAGCACTGGCACGACTGGATACCCGAACACTTTGGCGACTACCATGTGGCGCACCAACTGTACCGGCACCTTTCGCCGGTGTGGCTGCCGCATGTGCTTACGCGCATGCAAGCAAGCCACGGCATGGGACAGCGGGGGGATAGGGTGGACTGAACGACAAATAAGTATAAATTTGTGGCATGAAAACAGCATTCGATTACCGGAAAGAAGTAAAACAAAATCCTGTTGTACAATTTGATACCATCGAAAAATTGATGGATGAAATAGACGCCTTCCAACAGGATTTTGATTTTATTGTAGTAACAGATATTTCCAGTGATGCCGTACAGCATCTAATGTACAAAGGATTTTTTGATGTTTCGTGTCAATCAAAGTATCAGTGTACGGTTAGATGGAGAGGACACACGAAATGGGTGGCATTTGAAAACGAAACCCCTGTTTTTGCAACTAATCAGGGAAGTTGGTGCTATTATCCGCCAACCTATGCTTTGGGTGCCGAAAAAACATATTCGGATTGGCGAAAAGTGCATTTTTGAAACAACAAACCCCGCCCGGATCACGTCCGAGCGGGGTTTGTTGCCGGTGTGCAGATAGGTTGCACACATCGGGCGTATGGGGCCGGTCAGTACCCGGCAAATTTGTTGTAGGTAGACACGGCTTTTTTCTGATTTGCGCCCGACGATATGGAAGCGATAAGCGCACCCGTGTACAAGCCTGCTGCCGTTATGTAGGCCGCCGCGCCGGTAGTGCTTTCGGTAGTGGTGGCCCCTACCAGGGTAGCGATAGCGCCGCCCAATGTCAATATTAGGCCGATAGTGGCGTTGCTTTCCGATTTGCGCCACTGGTGGTATGCTTCTGGGTTGGCTTTTTCGAGATGCAGCCGCACGTCTTTTGCGGACACGTCCTTGTCACCAAGTTCGTATTCCGTGGATAGGAATCCACTGTTTACCCGTAGTTTTGGCCACTTGGTAGTGGTGTCCTGGGCGTGTGCGATACCGGCACAACCGGCCAGCAGAAACAGAAGTAAAGCCATTTTTTTCATCTAATAAAAATTTTTGAGTGTGAATGTGTAATTTGTGAGCAAATGTAATGTATATTTGTTCTGACAACTTTCAGTAAATCGGAAAAAAGTTTCCGACTTTCATTTCTTGAATCACGATACGCCACGCGATTGGCTCCCACGGGTCTTTACTTACCTAACCGGTTTGCTGAAGGTTGTCCCCCGTGGGTTATTTTATTTTCAATACTATGAGCATCACCAAAGCAATATTAAGCCTTCCAGTATTTGTAAAGGTGCCGGAAGGCCCGGAGTTTGAACTTAAAATAAGCCACAACGGCCCTAATATCACCCTGGCCTATGTATTTCTAACCACGCCAAAATCAGGGTATTGGGACAATCCATATTTGCGTGAGGAAAAACCATACACATGCACTTTTCTATACCTGTCCGAGTGGATAGAAACAGATGCTGATTTGTTGCGGGCTATTGAAGAAACAAAAAAGTTTTTGAACAAAAACGGATTAATGCCATGACATACAAATATTCATTCGATGAAGATCAAAAAATGGTTATAGTGGCCCTTGATGACACAAGTTTTTTGGTTTTTACGCCGTCAGGAAATTACATTGCTCCTAATCCTCACCGGCATGCAATTATTGCAGATGTCGGCGAAATAGAGGCAACAGGAAATGAAAATACACACGAACTTCTGTTTAAAATCAGAAAGCACATTGATAAAAAAAATAATCCATGAATTTAATAACTGAATGCGCCCACGACGGGCGCGACGCATAGCGCGGCTTTACGGGGGCGCGGCGTTATGCGGATTTTTTGCCCCAGAAACATTCGACAAAATGAATACATACGCAGTAACAGGAACGTTTCACGGCTCGATTGTCTATGCAAACTGTGAAGGCGATGCCCGCAGGGCATTTCACAAGAAGTACAACGGCGAATTAATTACCCATATTCACCGAATTTTTTAATATCCCGCGTAACTGGTGCTTGTACGCCGCTCGCCGTTTAGGCGAAGGTGTACGGGCAAGCATGGTTATTCAAACCTTTAATTTTTTCTTTATGCAAACAATGTTGATTTACCTAAAAAAAGATTTCCCGTGTGGTCGTGGAAAAATCAAGGCTGGAACTTCTTGCATTTGGCATGGAGCAAGAGACAAAGACGGGAAACGAATCGTTGGCCCAAAAGGGAAAAACGGGAAATTTTACCTAACACGTCACATTCCTGATTCTTATTTTGAATAACTGGAGCACTGCCGACGTAGCCGCGTTTAGTCGGATATGACAGGTAGTGCGGGGTTACACACACTTACCTATGGAACTCACAAAAAAGGAAAAGCAAATAATTGCCGGGCTTAAATCTGGCGGTGTCCTGATTACTGGTAAATACCCTTCCGTTGCCTTTAAAGACGGCCGCCCTGACATCCATTTTTCGTTTGCAAAATTCTGCGATCTACAATACAAGGGAGTTTTGCGCGAATGGAATGGCGATTTTGTTCTTTGTGTGTAACTGAGTGCGCCCACGATGGGCGCGACGCATAGCGCGGCTGTACGGGGGCGCTGAGTTATGCGGATTTTTCATCCCGGTAAAATATAATGCCATGATAGAATTAGGCAGAGCACGAATTACTGCAACGGACATACTCGCCTTTCCAAAAGGCACGATTGTGAATATAGGGGAGTTAGATGACGGTGACGAAACCGCAAGCGGTGCGGATGCGGAAGGCGGCGAATTGGTTGCATACGTCGCAGACGGTGATAGTAGTCACGATGTAGACGTAACCGAAGATGACTTTGTTTTTATCCCCGCATAACTCCAAGCCCCACGAAGCCGCCGCGCACAGCGGCGGTTTTCGGGCGGCGGCAGTTATCCGTACAAAATGCCCGGCACGTACCCCGCGCCGGGCATTTTTATTCCTACCCACCTGCGGCTATTTGTAGCCATTTGTAACCAACTGCCGCGCCGCTTTGTCTGGCGCAGTTCCCGCCCCACATTCGTGGCATGAAAGCACGCGAGGTACTTTTGTGGGGTGGACTTGTCGGTGTAGCATTCTTGTTACTGCGCCGCCAATTAGGCCGTTTCACCGTAGGCAATGCCATCATCGACAGCCTTCGGTTGGAACCCGGCGGCGTACTCATCAATGTGAAACTGCCCATCGTCAACCGCTCCGACATTGCGGTACCAATTTCGGGTTTCATTGGCGTGCTCACCTACAACGGTACCCAGATCGGTACCACCTACCTGAATCAGGCTACCATAATCCAACCCCGCAGTGTATCGGCCCCCGTTTTCGGTACACATATCAGTATGCTATCCGTGCTCACCAGCACGCCGTTGCTTTCCCTGCTCAACAGTCTGGCACAGAAGTACCTGGGCATTTCTATTCCAGGCATCCCAGCCAACAAGCCGCTGGAGGGCGACGCCATTGCCAAGTACCTCGGAGGGCTACGCCTTACCGGTACGGTGTACGCCGCTAACTTGAGCATTGACATAGACCAACCGCTGACCGCATGACCCGACCACGCCGCGCCGCACTCCATCGAGGGCGCAGCGGGGCCACCTCGTGCGACCCGGCGCAGATCATACGCCACAGCCCCCAAACCGAAATACTGCGGCACCGCAACGGCGGCACCGACGACATCATTGAGGCAATACTGTACATGGACGCGCACAGCGCCGAATGGATCACCGACCGCGTAGAATGCCTGCGCGGCGACACCGACCACGACACGCTGCGCAACGTGTGGGCATTCGTGACCCACACCGTACCAAACGCAAACCTTCGGTACCGGACCGACAGACCAGGGCACGAGCGCGTAAAATCGCCAGGTGCCCTGTACTCCAGCGGACACGGCGACTGCAAGAGCTTTAGCATAGCCATAGCGGCCATGCTGCGCACGCTCGGCATACCATACCGGTACCGGTTCACGGCATACGCGCCCGGCGACTACACACACGTGTATGTGGTAGCCACGGCGCCCGACACTGGAAACGACATAATACTGGACGCGGTACATACCGCCTACGACGAGGAAGTACCATACTACAAGAAAAAGGACATACGCCCA